ACAATACGTTAATGTCTTGGTTGTTTCCTTGTGCCATATAACCAGCAGCTCCTTGTCCTCCAGATGCAAATCCACCTAAACTACGCTTGTAAGCTCTGAATACGTTTTGTGCAACATAGATGTGTAAGTCTTCTCTTCCGTATAATGCAGAAGGAATAGCATCTACAACTTTCCCTAACTCATCAACTACGTTAGCAGCAGTTACAGTTGTTCCAGTTACTTCAATCTTAGCAGCATCAGCAGCTAATAAAGTAGCAAATCCATCAAATGAACCTTCAGCTTCAGCTCCAGCCCAAATGTTTTGTTCAGTTTTCTGTGCAACTTTTGCAGCAACATAACCGATTAAATACTCTTGGAAAGAGCTTGGTAAGTTGTCAAAAGCAGAATATCCCATCTGTACTGCATCCCAGTCAGAACGGAAATCTTTCTTACATAATTCTAAGTTAACTTGTAACTCTTTAGGTTGTAAGATTCTTTCAGTTAATGTTAAAGTTGATGTATCAGCGAAATCACAAGTACCATCTTTTACGATACCGTCTAATTCCAATCTTTTTACAACTTCTTTAAATTTTACGTTTGGACGAATAGTCAATCCTCCGTTTGCAATTGTGTTACCTGCCAATAAAGCTGCTGAGATAAACTTCCCAGCCGATTCTCCAGCATAAGTAGTAGTAATACTTGTAGTAGTAGCCATTTTTATATAATTTTTAATTGAATAACATTCTATTGACTCTTTGTTCAGTAGTCATAGATTTGTTTGGGTTTGATAATAAACTTTTTTTCTTTTCGATTGATGCTTCTGGAGAATGTACAACTTCTTCTACTTCTTCAGATAATTCAACCTCTTCTTGTTTTGATAATTCTTGAGGAACTTCTTTAGTGTCCGCTGCCGACTTATCTTCGATTAACGCTTTAATCATAGAGAGTAATTCAGTTTTAACCGCTGATAACTCCTCAGATGTTGCGTAACTTGCTACTGGTGCTTCTGCCACCTCGTCAACAATCGCCTCTTCTTTAGGTTCTTCAGCAAGGATAACTTCCTTTACCTCTTCTTCGATAGCCTCAATCACTTCTTCAGTAGATAAATCTACCGCTTCTTCTACAATAACGTCTTCTACTTTTACCTCTTCTTTAGAGAGGTTTAAAAGCTCTTTTACGTTATTAAGGATTTCTGTTGCTTTCATACTTATTGATTTATATTAATATAACTATTTAGATACTTAGTGTCTTGTTTTCTAATCTTCTGACTCCTTGTATATCGAGCCTATACCTTGTTTCCAATATTCAGATGACTTACATTTCTTCTCATCTTTATCACACTTTATAGAATAGGTATTCTTACATTTACAATATACTGCCTTCATATTATCCGTCTATTTTTTTAAGTTTGTTTATTGCCCATTCAATACCACTTGTTCCTCCCCAGCAATCCCACATAATACCTCCACAACCCTCAGTATAAGGAACGTCTTTATGTTGTTGATGTCTTTTGAAAGATGCCATTCTTGCAATAGTATCTCTACTTAAAGGTTCTCTGTTTGCTAACTGACTTGCTCTTGTCCATCCAACACTTGTTCCGCAAGAACTTCCGTTGTCTTTCTTGTACTTTATAGCTTTCTTAGCATTATTAGTTGCACTTTGAGGGTAATCAGAATAAGACTCTAATTCAACTTGCTCATTGAATAGTTGTTTAAGCTCTTCTAATATCTTAGCAGCTTCAACCTCTTCAATATCTTCAGCTCTATCACTAAACATACCTTCGATACTTAAACCTAAATACTTGCCAGACTTAACATCTTCCCATACCTCATCATTATCTATCTTCATAGTTACAGCCCAAGCACCCTCAACAGCATTTAGTCCGTACAAAGCAGTTTTATCTTTCATAGGGTCTTCTACTATCCAAGATTCTATCACAGATACACCACTTGTCATCTCTTCATCGTGTTCTAATGTAGCGTTGTTAAGTTTAAGACGTTTTAAGTACAGCTCAGAGGCTTTTCTTACAGTTTCCTTAGAGAATATAATATTATACTCTTTATCTCCGCTACGTCTGTATATTGGCTTGTCTGGCACTAATGCAAGACCTACAATAACTCTCTTTTCAGTATCTACTGTTTTAAACTCTACCTTATGCTTACTTAAAGCTACAAAGTTTTCTTCTATTGCAGGAAACTCAACAAGAGAGATGGCTTCTATACCATCTTCCTCTCTCGCTTCATCTATAAATAATTCAAAAGTTTCTAATTCATTCATATCTTATTCTTTTATGTTATGTTAACTTTATTTGGTTTCTTTGTTTTATTTTAGGTACTTGCTGCACCAGAAATAACACCATCTAATTGTTGTTGATTTGTTACGTCTCTTGCTACGACATAAGCTCTTAGTGGTTGGTCAAATTGTGATTGTATAGCACTCATCAAAACATTTTCATTAGACCTTCCTACTATATTGAAAGAAGGTTCTGCTCTCGCACTTGATGCACTACTACCACCTCCAACTAATGCAGGGCTACTACCAGCAGAAGATTGGAACTTCTGTCTCGCTATAGTTGCCACTTGAGCTAAACCAAACGCTATTGTAGGAATAGCTTGGGATAATCTTGCAAAGAATCCACCTTTAGCATCAGCCATAACTCCAGCAGCAGCAACGGCAGTATTTATCAAAGTAGTAGCTATATTGGCAGCTTTCTGCATCTTAAATCTTTTCTTCTCTATCTTCTCTTGCTTTAGCCTTAGTTTTTCGTCATTTTGAGCTATCTCGTTTTGTATTTTCTCTCGCTCATCCTTACTTAAATTTTCATCAAGAAGTCTTTTATTGAGTTCGTTATTTAAAACGTTTGTTTTGTTTTGTTCAATAGTTAACTGTCTATTAAACTCCCCATCAACAAAATCAGTTATTGTACTTATTATAGCTTTAGCTTTCTCAGCATACCCTTTCCATCTATCAAGGTCTTCATCAATTTTGCTTTTATCTATCTTACTTACATCAGTAAGTTTCAATCTGGCTTCTGCTAGAGTCTCGAACGCTGCGAATGTAGCTTTCCATCGAGTCTCAAAAATACCGTCACTCCCTAATTCAGCTTGCTGCTCCTTAAAAGCATCGGAAGTTAGTTTTAATGTATCAGCATTCGCTTTTTTGATTGCCGATGTTTTTTGTTCTTCACTTAAATCACTTTTTTCTATAGTGTCTATGTAGGCTAACCTTCTAAGCTCCGCTTCTGTTTGAAACGTATCGTACTTACCTTGAAGTATTGCTTTTTCTGTTGTCTTTTTTAGTAAAAGAACTTTTCTCTCATTTTCTATTTGTGCAATTAAAGCTAATTTTGCATACCTTTTTTTAATTACATCTCTTTCCTCTTCTGTCTTAGCGGAGTTAAGCTCTTCTGCTTCTTTGTTTTTTAATAATTGTAGTTCTATTTTTTTTCCAAACGAAAGTAGAGCATCTTCGTTATTTTTAACATCTAATTCTAACTCTTTAGGTGTTTTAAATGGAGATATTTTTTTAGATTTACCTGCCTTCTTTTTAACTCCCTCAATAGCTTCAATGGCTTTCTGAGTTTCATTTATATCTTTAGTTAATTCTTTATATTTTTCAGATGTTTTTGATAATGTCTCTCTTTGTTCTTTTTGTTTACTTAGTGTCTTTTTTAAGCCTTTTAAACTGTCTTTTTCAGCTGCTGATAATTTATCTTGTTCTTCTTTTAATTTACTTATAATACCAATAGATTTGTTGTAGATATTAATTCTTTCAGTTTCTAATTCACTAACATCTTCAACCCTACGTTGGTAAACGTCTAATAAGCTTGTTAAGTTACCTAATTGAACATTCCTTCTAACTTCTATTTTTTCTTGTTCTGAAAGTGCTTTATATTGCTCTATAGTGATGCCTTTTGACTTTTCTTTGAAACTTAACTCAAATTTAGAATTAGCTGTTTTTTTAGCGTTTATTTTTTCATCTAAGTCAGCTAACTCTTCAGTCAATTCTTTTAACTCTTCGTCTGATTTTGCTGCAAGAGTTCTATACTCTATGTATTCTAAAATCTTGTCATTAGTATTAGATTGAGATATGCTAAGATTATCTAAGGTGGTAACCAAGTCATCTAAATCTTCTTTAAAATCAGAAGATGAATTTGAGGCTTTTTCAGCACCTCCAGAAAAGTAATCAAAAGCAGCTATTATACCTTGAAAAGCTATAAGTATTCCAGCAGGACCTATAAGACCCCCTACCAATTTCTTTAAAGCACCTCCAAATCCAACAGACTTCCCAGTAGCAACATCTGTAGCCTTAGACATAAAGAATAAGTTGGAAGCTAATTGCTGTAAGTTGTTGGCAACACCTCGAATACCATAAGGCATATCAGAAAGAACTCTACCAAGTTCAAGAGTAGCTGAAGTACTTGCTCCAGCAGCTGTCTTAAAACCACCAACTGATTTCTCAAGCCTTTTGAATTGGTTTGTAGTTACTTTTACTTTACCATCCATTTTAAGCTTACTTGCAGTAAAGTTACCTATAGAATTACTTAAATCCTTTATAGCTACACCAGACTTTATAACTTGATTCTCAAAGTTCTTTAATGTAACTGTTGAACCACCTTGCTCAACTTGTACTTTTAAAACTATTTTATTATCTTCTGCCATTTGTTAGTTTTTTTCGTTTTATTTTTGTTTTTAATTCCTTAAATGTTGAAGGCATCTCGTATAGCCCTTTAGCTATATTAATATCCATATCGTCAATTAACCAATCCTTGTCTCTTAGTAATTCTAAAGTCTCTCTTATCATTATTGAGGTGTTGTTACGTTTATTATATTTGAAATTGGAGATACGTTCCCAGCAGCATCAGTTGCATAAATAGCAACCACATAAGTAGTTCCTCCTTGAAGTCCAGTAAATGTATAAGTAGTTACATTTCCTAAAGTAGTGTAGAAATCTTGATTTAAGTCTACAATATATCCAGTAACCCCTACGTTGTCAGTTGCAGCAGTCCAAGTAATCTCAAAACCACTTGAAGTTTCAGAACCTTGAACTAAAGATAAGTTAGTAGGTGCTGTTGGTGGAACTAAATCAATTACTGATGGAGCATAGTCTGATAATAATTCAAGCTGTGATTTACCAGTATGAAAATCAGTTTCTATTGAGTTAATCTTATAAGACTTACCTGCCACTTGAAACCTATCAGCAAGAGTGTACTTTAAAAGTATGTTTAAAGGTAAGTATGCAGACATCTTGGTTAACCTATTGGTTTTATTGAATATACCAGAGATGTAATTACTATGGTATTCATTAAACAAAGTCCTCTTGTTAGGTGTTAGCTCCCATTCATCAGATTCTGGGCTAAAGTTTATTGATTGCCTATTTTCTAAGTCTGGGAATATTAAATTAGAGTTTGCAGGAACAAAATATGTCTGAATAGGTTTGTGACTATCTGGAGTATTATCTACTGGGTCTACACTATCCACAAAAGACAATTCCGCTGTTTTTAATGCCATATAGAAAACTATTGGCTTACCAATATAAGCATCTCGTTTACTATCAACGCAGTAACCCCATTGTATATTTGTTGTAGGGAATGTAGGATTTGTGTTTGACTCATTTAAATCAATCAATCTTTCAAACTTCATATGTTCAAAAGGTATCTTGTATTGATAAATACCGCCAGTAAAAATACTACTGTTTTCTGTCTTATACTCTTCAGTTCCCCAATCCTCATTGAATAACTCGTTATGCCTATTAGCTAAAAAAGAACCTAAACCTTCGTAACCAAAGATTATCTCTCTAAAAGGTAATACTGAATTTGTTTGACTTTCAGAAACATCTATGTATTTAGTGATATTGTAATTAACACCATCAGAATAATAACTATCTAAAGTTTTAACAATTATTTCAGTTCCATCAACGTATGCTACTAAATTAAACATCTTAAATATAGCTGTTAAGAAGTCTAAAACTTTCATTTTAGGTATTTGTTGAGTTATATCAAACTCAAATGTTTCTGGAATAGCTATTGTACCATTAGTTAAATAAGTCTCATTCACAAATGATTGACTATCTGAATCAAAATAACTATAATTCCAAGATATATTACTAAAAGAAATGGATTCGGTTATATTTATCTGTATTGTATAATCACTATTTATTACTACTGGTATATCTATATTTCTAACATCTCCAGAAATATCTCCACTTGAATACACAGATAATCCATCTCTTAATACAGAGAAAGAATATGTAGTGTCTTGTACTGGAGTCATATTTAGTCTTAGTGAATTAGCAGAAGAATCTACTTGTCCAAAACTTTTTAAGTGAAGAACATTATTCGTCATAGAACTTTGTTGATTATCTGCATCATCAAAACCATCTACAATATAGCTAAAAGTATCTAACTGACCACCATTAGTAACCTTGCCCTTTACTCTGTGTAGCCACATATAAAGTTCACTAAAATCATTACTTGTATTTAAGTCAAAGAAGTCATCACTAAAAACTAAATTCTGTGAATATCCGTTAGCTATAGTGTACTTTTTCTCTATTGCTTTAATTATAATTTCAAGTCTTATAGCATATTTCAACTCATTCCATTTAACACCGTGTTCGTGTCCGCTATTAGATTCATAATAAACGTTACCACTATGGTTATCCTCGTGAGCGTGTCCTTGAGTACTATCGTAATACAATCTTTGAGAGTGCGTTATTAAAGGCACTTGTATTGGTTTAATGTAATTAACACTATCCACAATCTTGTTTGTTGATGTTGTTAAGTAGGTCTCTATGTTAGTTGGATTGTAATCTAAATTAAAATTACTTAACCAAGTAAGTGAGGATAGTAAATCATCCCCTAAGAGGTCTTTTAAGGACACCGTATTCCCAAAGAATGTAATCCTATAGGTGTGTGCTTTATTATCCCTTAAATCAACTCCCTCGAGCTTAATATAGCCATTCTTAAAAGGCATAGAGTTTAACTCTAACTTAGCAGGAACTCTTATCCTTGAATCAAACCCATCAGAGATGTCACTATTGTAATAATGTTTAAATACTTTATTGTTGATTCTACTGGCAGGTAAACTGAAGGTTTGTGAGTATTCTGTAAATATTTTACTAACATCTCTTACGTCTTTAATACTGTCTGTAATGACAACACTTTCGTAATCGAACATCTCAACCCTCTGACCTTCTATGTATATCTGTACTTGCTGCATCTATCTAATGTTGTTTATAGTATCGTAAGATTTATCGAATTCTATTGTATATTCTACTAATTTATCATTTAAAGAAGTCTTGTAAGTAATGTCACTTGTCTTAACGTTGATAGGAAGAACCTGCTCAACACCTTCAGTAACATTAGTAACCCAAACCTTTTCAGATAGCATCATTTGTTTAAACACTTCGTTATATTCTTCGCTTAAAAATCCACTACTTAAAGTGACGCTTTCTTTTCCAACTACATTAAATTGTTTGTTAATATGACTACTTCTACTGTATTCAAAATTAGAGTTAAGTATATTTGACTTATAAGACTCTTTCTCAATCGTCATCATCTCTACTGCTTTTTTAAAGAAGTACATATCCTGCAATGCTCCAAACTTGTTTATAAACGTTACTTTCTTTGGTTCGTATTTACACTCCTCTAAAACATTTACTTTTATAGTTTCAATCTTTTTACCACTTGCAGAAACCTCTATCTTATCAACCGCACCGATTGAATAGTTGTTAAAGAATGACTGTAAGCATACACTACTCTCAAAGTC